TCATTGCGAGTGCTTTTTTCTTTCGTTTTCGATGTAGTTTTCGAACTGCTCCATAGACCTCTTTTTGACCTCTGGTGAAATGTGGGCATAGATTTGAGTTGTTGAAATGTCTTTGTGGCCAAGGAAGTCTTTGATATCTTCTAAGGATAGACCAGCTTGTCGAGATCTGACTGCAAATGTATGCCTGCCATCGTGAACTCTAATTTTCGGCAAATCAGCTTTTTCAGCAATCCGATTAAATGCACCATTCACTGATCGATCACGAACTATTTTACCTTTGTATCTCTTACTGGTTTGCAAGAAGATAAATTGTTCGCCATCTTCAGTAGAAGGGAAGGTACCAAAAGTACTCAGGATATGATTTCTAAAAGCAAGGAGCGCCTGTTTGCTTCTTTTAGTCATAGGCATACTTCTGATACCGGCTGGTGTTTTTGGATCATCAGTAATGATAGCATTAATGTTCAAGCCTTTTTCAACTGATCCTAACCGTTCTCTTTCAATACTGATCATATTCCCACCGAAATCAATATCCTGCCACTGTAAACCCATTACTTCTGATTTCCTCAATCCTTGATCAAAGATTAGTAGGAAGAAGGGGTACCACAAAACCTCGGATTCTTTTTTCGCAAATTCTAAAAATCTATCAGCTTGCTGCAGATCATAATATCTGATCGATTCTTTTTTCTCAATCAATCTTGGAAATTCAACGAATTGAGTTGGGTTATCTTTTATATATCCTAATTGAATTGCTTTTTTGAAAGCATTGCTCAGCGTCGCATTTACGCTCTTGGCAGTAGTGATGGACAAACCTTGTCCGCTTCTTCCTAAACCTGCCTTTGTAAGTAGTAGATTAATGAATTTTTGATGATCAGCTCGAGTATATTTGTTCAAAGAATATTTTCCAATATAGGGAATGATATACATCCTTATATTGGCTCTGTGAACTACTCTTGTACCTTCTTTGACCGCTTGTTTATAATTGGTTACCCAATCTTCAAGAAATTCTTCTATAGTTAAGTTCTGTGGATTTTCTTTGAAATATTCTTCTGATGCAATTTTCCCTTCAATTATTTTGGCATAACTATTTGCTTCATCAAATGTCTTAAATCCTTTTTTGTGTATCTTGTTTTGTTTTCCTGTTCCTGGATTGATTCCATTAGAAATGAAAACTTCATATCTATATTGTTTTGCCTTCTTTAAATAGTATTTCTTAATAGAAGCCATTAATTATCATTCCTTAATATGGACTCTGGCAGTTCAACCATTTTTGGTTTATACCAACCTTTTTCATACAATTTATCAAGACCTAATTGTTTTTCTTCGTAAGTGAAGGCAGGTACTTTTCTGACTTTACCAGTATCTAAATCATGTTTTATTTGTAATTGATCCTTTAGTATCTCTTGATATTCCTCCTCGGTGTAATCAGGATTTGTCAAAATAGGGAATATTCTGACGGTAGGAACATCTTGTTTTAATCTCTCTCTCAATTTGTATGGATTCATAAAAATCAACCTTTCGTATTTTTAATATTTAAAATCAATATTTGAGTGAATCAGCACGAATATTATCAAAAATAAGTTACTTTTTCGTATTTATTTTCAATTAAAACGAATGTATGTTCGTTTTTATCTTAGAAAGAAAAGCCCGAAGGCTAATCTTTAACCGGATAAACATCAGAATTTTTCAAAAATCAAACGAGCGTCGTCTGTGGGCATTTCTCTTACCGTATTATCAAATGAAATAGAGATTATTTCTCCATCTTCTAAAGTTACAGCAACATCATCATTTGACGGATTTAATGTTTGATCTCTTGTTTGTCCAGTTGAATCATTGTAAATACTGGTAGACCATCCTAAATTATCGAATTGAGGATCCATTGATATATTAGACTTCAATTTGTAATTGCCAGCAGGTATATCTCTGCCTACGATGAACTCGCCAACTCCTAATTGGGTTGAAGGTTCAACTGTCTCTGGGACTGCATTAAATTTAACTTTAGAGATGTTGCTGAAGGAAAGGGTATCATTATTGAATAGGACCATACGTATTTTTGATGGATAATCCCCGATATCATCTTTTGCACCAGCTACCCAGTTGATAAACAGTGATGTAACAGAATCACGTGTGCCCATAATATTACCACGGCCGCCAGTGATTTCAACATCGTATATACCTGGAGTAACATCTCCATTTTCACCTACAACTAGATCTTTGGTCACATAGATTTCATCTGTAGTTTTCGACATAGTTGCTAAAGTGTTTAAAATATCAAGTGATGATTGCTCTTCTGCTACACTACTTGATTCAACTACAGCTTGATTTTCCGAATTAGATGATTGAGGAGGTGTTTCATTTTTAGTTTCTCCACATGCTGCTAATGATAAAGAAGAGATAAATACCAATCCTAAACTAATTGCTTTTTTCATTTTTCCATCTCCTAAAAATTATTAAATGATTTTAAAACTGCTACAGTCCCATTCGGTTGGAAAAGGAGAGTGTAGTTGTTTTCTGTTTTAATGCCGTTAAATTTCCTAGAATAGTAAGCGATGGCTGTTTTTAAGGTTTCAACTGTAATTTGTAAGTACTCAGCACTTTCCTCTACAGTTTTACATCCATGCTCATAGCATTCGATTATATCGTAAGGGCTTACTACTAAAATCGCACCAATGTCTCTGGCACGACGTTCTTGTCTCTTATCAGATCGATTGGCTTGAGCTGGTATGTCTCCAACTGTTGTAAGATGATGACCCAGCTCTTCACCTATTGTCCCGGGTAGTTCTAAGTATGTTTGGTTAGGATTGAGATATACAATATTATCATCAAGAAGTCCTTTTTGTTTTTTTGGCATCATAGGATCATAAACGAAGTCCAATTCAGGGAACAAAGCCATCAATTCCTCATGCAATTGCATCTACACACCTACTTTTTCAAAGGATTATTTTTCCTATACTCTATATAGCGTAAAATTTCTTCAATTTCTTCTTCAGTTGCATCATCGTCAATATGTGCGGCAATAGTCCTTATCAGATCATTGGGTTTATCAAATGAATCAGACCATTCTTTTTTATAACCATCTTCCCCTTTCAACAGATAATCAACTGTTACTCCGTAAATAGCAGCTAAATCTATTAAAGACTGGTTATCTGGCTCTCTAGTCCCGTATTCCCAATTAGCGTATGTAGCCATATTTTTTAATCCCAATTTATTGGCTACTAACGTTTTGGTCCATCCGTTATTTTCTCTTAACTGTTCAAGTCTTTTAGCTAGGTTTGATTTATCCAATGTTTTCACCTCGTTTAGTTTATTATAAAGCATTTAAACATATTATTTAAAAAGTTAAACAAAAAGTGTAATATATTCTTGACTTAAACAAATCGTTTATGTATACTGTGAATATAGAGTTAAACAAAAAGTTTAATTTAAGGTGGTGATAATAAATGAACCTCGGAAAAGATGCCTATAAGAGAATGCGAGATATTCGCAAGAAAAAAGGAGTAACACAGAAATATGTTGCTGATCAGCTGGGTTTTAAGACTTCTCAAGCATACGCTAACATTGAGTATGGTAATACAGAATTAAAATTAAGTGTAGCTCTTCAAGTTGCAACCATTTTAGGTGTATCTGTTTACGATTTTTTAGGCGAAAAAGTTAAACAAAAAGTTTAAATCGGAGGACAATAATATGAATCAACTGCAGATTTTTAGTTTCGAGTCCAAGGAAGTTAGAACAGTTGTAGTGAATGACGAACCTTATTTTGTTGGAAAAGACGTTGCAGATGTTTTGGGATATAGCAACACTCAAAAAGCTATCCTTAATCATGTTGATGAAGAAGATAAGGGAGTAACAAAATGGGACACCCTTGGTGGAAAGCAAAATATGACAATCATCAATGAATCTGGATTGTACAGCTTGATTCTAAAATCCAAACTTCCAAATGCAAAAAAATTCAAACGTTGGGTGACAAGCGAAGTTTTACCATCTATCAGAAAACATGGTGCATACATGACAGATGATGCCCTGGCAAAAGCTTTAACTTCACCAGAGTTTGGAATCAAGTTATTAACAGAACTGAAAAATGAGCGTGATCAAAAAGAACAAGCTCAACAGCAATTAAAGGCTCAGGAGCCACAAGTTGTTTTTGCAAAATCAGTTGAGGTATCACAAAACTCGGTAGCTGTAAAAGTTTTAGCTACTATATTAAAGCAAAATGGCGTAAGTATTGGACAAAACAGAATGTTTCAATGGTTGCGTGAGCATAAGTATCTTTCATCTCGACCAGGAAAATCTTGGAATATGCCAACTCAAAAGAGTATGGATAAAGGCTTGTTCGAATTAAAAGCAAATACTTACTTCCATAATAATGGTGTTCCAGAAACGAACTACACACCACTTGTGACAGGTAAAGGGCAAATTTACTTTGTAAACAAATTCAAAAATGAATTTTTACGTGAGGTGGCAAAATGAAAGACAAACCACAAACAATCAAAGCAAATATTGATTCTGGATTTCTTAAACGGTATATCGAAATGATTGTTCCAGCAATCAAACGTAAATTTAATATTTCTATCGGTATTGAAGGCGAACTGTTTACAAACACTGGCGGTGTTGAAGAAATCATTATTCGTTTCTTGGCTACTGATGAAGTAGCGCAGGACATTTATTCATATATCGATGAGAAATGGCAGTTCGCCTCAACACCAAAGCTTATTGCTTAATTTCATTTTAAGTAATTATTGAC